CCAGCTATTGTGGCTTCAGCTTGGTGTGCTAAGTCGTTATATTTGGATCTACTGTAGTAACCCTGATTATAGCCGATACTGGCCATGATGTTACGCCAGCGTTATATCAAGATCTCCAGCATTGAATCTAAAAACATCCCCACTACTTACGACCTTTGAGGAATCTAAAGTAGAGTAAGCTAATAAATTACCACTTGAAGAAGCATCTAAAATACCAACAGCAACCACAGTTCCATAATCGGCTGTAGCTGTAGGATATTCAATAGCTGCTGTGTTACTTGCAGTTGTAGGGTTTGTACCAGAAACAGTAAATGCTGCTGTTTGTCTAGCGTAAGCTCCGCCAGAAACTTCTGTACCACCACCAGTATCAGATGGTGCTACTGTATACAAAGCTGCATACAAAGTAGTTGGTGCTGTGTAAGCATTACCGCCAAATACATGGTCTAAAACTTTATCTTCTAAATAATCACTAAATCCTGACATATCTTACCTCAACTCTTAAAATGATAAGTTGTTTTGTGTGCTTTGCCATAAGTTCTTCTTCTTGGTATTAAAGAGCCTTTGCCAAATTCAGCACGTTCTTGTTCCATTCTCATTTCCTCTAGTGCTTTTTCAAACAACTGAGAAAACATATTTACACGTTCATCTTCCATTAAGTAGATTGAAGCGTGTTTTAGACAACCATATAAATAAACATCTGGGTGTCCAGTCGATACAAAGTTGGTAGTGTTTGTGCTACTCAACGCTGCTATCGAAGCATAATAAGTTAATTGTAATGTATAACTTGTGTCAGGTGTAGGTGCTAACTCTAAAGTTTTATCAACAATAGAGAAAAAGACTGGTTGTCCAGAAGTATTGTCGTTAGCTTTTCTATAAACATCTAAAGATTCTATGGATTGTTGTAATAAAGGTGTGAAATCACCAGAGGTAATTTCTATGTTTATAGCTTCTAACCAGTCAGTTGGTAAAGATAAATATTGACCATCGGCAGTAGCAGTTGCTCTAACTACCATATCTTTGGTTCTTAATCTTCTGTTAAGTTCACCTTCAGTAGCATCAATAAAAAAATCCAATTTAGAAGTCAAATCGCTTCTATTTAGAAAATCTGCTATCTGTGTTTTTAAATCATCGTAAGTCATACTTTACCTTGCCAAGTTCTGAAAAGTTTATTGTTGGGATCATTCAACCATTTTTTCCATTTGGCTTTATCGTTCGCCCAACCTTCTCGTATAGCTTTTTGATATATTACCATAGGTACTTCCGCAACATGACGTAATTCTTTACCTGGTTTTAATTCTTGTAAGTCTTTAACGTGCTTCAAAATTGGAGCTACGTTTTGTTGAGTGTGATAAACAAACTTATCATCTTCTGTAGCGAACTCGCTAACAAAGTTTGTTCTAGTGTCTATTACTGTTCTTCTTGCCATCTTAAAAAAGAGGGGTGATTACTCACCCCCCTTAATTAAACTTATGATGTAGATAAGTCGTATACAGCTCCATGAGCAGCTTCGTTGCTCACTTCTAAACCGAATTCAACCACTAGCATTTTAGTTTCAGCATCACCAATAGTTGAGATGTCAATAGTTTCGAAATCTCTAAGATAAGAAACTTTTGCGTACTCAGGATCTAATAGTAAGGCAGTTCTAGCTCTACTTCTGTTTGAAGGAACTACTTGTAGTTCTCCAAAATCACCAGAGTAGATAGATACAGACGCTTCAATAGTGTTTGCATCTACAAACTGTCTAGCTGAACTTCTACCAGTAAAACCAGATACAACTGATTTCACGTGAGGGCCAACAACTAGTAATGAAGGCTCACCACCATTAGTGAAACAAGACTGTTGCACAGTCTTAACAAGAGCTTCAGTAATAGCTCTTTGTGTTCCATTAGTAGTAGCAGCACCACTACCGCCATAAACACCATTAGTACCGATAGACTTGTTAGTAGTGATCCAAGTTTCTAAACCACCTGTTTGTCTAGCAGTAGTAGCGTTACCAGCGTTTTTAGCATTGTTTTGAGTTAAGGCTTCTTCCATATCTCTTTTCAACGCTTTAGCCATAAGAGCTAATTGGTGCGCCATTTCACTTCTTTTACCAGCAGCATCAGAAGCGTTTTGTGAACCAGTAACAGTCGCATCTCTGCTTGAGATTTGACATACATTACTTACTCTAGTTGTAGCAGTCGAAGCTGCTCTTGAAAGTTCAAAACCTTCAAGTTTCCCTGTTGCACTTGCGGCTGGCAAAGATTCTACTTGCCAATCGAATTGCACGTTTTTTACATTGTTTCTACCAATGGCACTCATTACAGGAGTTGCTGTAGGAGAGATGTTATAAATAACATCACTTAATTGTTCTCTGTCAGCAGTCGCAGTATAAGTATCAAAGGCGTTTGTGACTTTAGCCATGTTTATATACTCCTCTAGCTTTCGCTAGAAATTAAATTAATTGTTCAAATACTTTAGCTGCATCTTGGACTTTTCCAGATTTAGCTAATTTCTGTTTTGACTTTTTCAAAGGAGTTGTTTTCTTAACTTGATTGGCAGTACCAGGTCTAGCTACTCTGGCTGGTGCTTTCTGTGTTGGCTTCTTCTTTGTTGCTTTGATAGTTTTATCATGCAACCAAGAATTTCTTAAACCTAACAAAATGCGATAGTCATAAACTTGATCCATTTCTTGTGGCGTGAATCCTAAAACATTTATGGCGTAATCCCTAATCGCTATCTTTTCAGAATTAGCTTTTTCAGAATCTTTCCATTCAGGAACTTTTTCCAATAACTGCTGGTTGCCAAACTCAACAAATTCTTTAACTTGTTTCTGCTGTTCAGCAAGTTCCTCATCTTTGATTCTTTGCTGTTCAGCTTGAGCTGCTTCCAGACGTTTTTGTTTTTCGTTCCAAACGTCTTTTTCACGAACATAAGCAATAGGATCTTCGTCATATATAGCTTTCCAATCTGGTTCTTCACCTAACTCAGCTTTTAAATTAGCTTCAAGTTTCGGTAACAAATCCTTATAAATGTCATCCTTTTGCCTTAACTCTGCTTGTTGGCTTTCAATCTCTTTACGTTGATTAGCCAATTCTTGAGTCTTGCGTGTATAGTCTTGCTGACGACTGTAGCCGTTTTGGAGTTCTTCGAGTGTGACCTCTACTTCAACGCCATTTTCTTTAATGGTATAAAGTTGAGGTTGCTCGTCATCCAAAAGCTCTACTTGATCTTCTTGTGACTCATCTTGATCTTCTTCAAGATATTCTTCTTCTGTTTCTTCGACTTCTTCGGCAGTTTCAAGTTCCATTTCTGGTTCTTCAGTAACTTCCTCAATATCTTCTACAGATTCTTCGACAGCTTCAACAACTTCTTTTACTGGTGCTTCTTCTTCAGGAGTCAGTAAGTTAGAAAATGCTTTTTCTGCCTGTTCTAAATTATTTTGTAATGCAGTCGGTTTGTCCGTTATTGCCATGTTTTTACCTCATTGTGTAAATAGTGTTTGAATTTTACTCTAAAAGACTAGGAAAGCTCAAGGTTTATTACCTAGTTATGCTTCTTATCTTGTCTAATTGAGTTTTCGTTATTCTGCCTTTTTCAATAATAATCCTAAGATGTTTTTCTACTTCAGGCAAAATTCTGATTGCTTTGTGTAAATCTTCTCTAAAACTGCTATCGGCTTCAGAGGAGTTTTCCCACTTTTGCATATATTCTTCTTTGAGGTTAGCAACAGCTTTTTTAAATATATCGCTATTTAAAATAACTTCTGCTTCGTTGGCTTCTAATACTTCTTTTTGTGAGGGCATAATTTATGAGATGGCTTGATAAATAATTTCTTGGAGTAGAAATCCTGTAACACCTACAAATACAGTAAGCACAAATATCAGGGTGTTTCTAAGTGTTTTGTTAAGAGTTTTATCAACTGAGGTAATAGCATTTTCAATAGCATCCAAACGTCTATAGTTTTCTTTCCAGCGTTGTTCACAAGCAGCTTCGTGCGAGCTTAAACGCTTATCTACTTCTGCTACTGTTGCTTTTCCCATTAATAACTCCAAACAGTCGGTCTTGGTCTTTCTTCCGAATGATCTGCAATATCCAGGTGAATAAACCTACTATTGCCTTTTTGATTAACACCAATACCTGTAAAACCATATTCTTGTGCATGATTGATAATTTTATATGCTTCTGTACCACGACACAATATATCGACTGC